ACTGCCAGACGCTCAACTGCCAGACGCTCAACTGCCAGACGCTCAACTGCCAGACGCTCAACTGCCAGACGCTCAACTGCCAGACGCTCAACTGCCAGACGCTCAACTGCCAGACGCCCCGCTGTCAGACGTTCAACTGCCAGACGTTCAACTGCCAGACGTTCAACTGCCAGACGCTCCGCACCAAAAAGAGGAAGAAAAGAAAGAGTAGATGCTGTATCAAATATACTATCTGCCGCATATGGACTTGAAAGAAAAAGAAAAGCTCCTATGAAAAAGAAAAAACCAATTCAAGATGATGTAGATTCATTCCTTTCAGGAATTGAAACAAGTGGTTCATATGGTTTAAAAGAAGTATTTAAAGGTGATGATAAAGGTGCCAAGGTAGCTAAGCGTGGTCCAATGGTAAAAAGAAAAATGAGTCCTCCTAAAATCCCTAAAAACAACAAAGGAAAAAAAGTAGAATCTGATTCCGGACCTTACGATCCCGCTGCTATTCCTGGAGCTTTCGATCCTTCTGAGTCAACCGGACCTCTAGATCCAGCAAACATCAAAGGTCAACAAGTAAAAGTAAAGAAGGGTAAAGATAAGAAAGCAAAAAACATGAGAAAAAAGAGCCCTAAGAAACCAACCGCATGGATGGAACATGTTAAGGCATTTTACGAAGAAAAGAAAAAGGCAGACCCTAATTACAAATACTCGCAAGCATTAAAAGGCGCAAAAGCAACCTATAAAAAATAAATAATAATTTTTATTATTTATTTTGATTGAATTATTTCCTTTAGTATTAGTACTAAATAAAAAATAATTACTATATATATACTATGGAATTCTTAGAAAATGAAGGGGCGATTAAAGGCGTTATAGAACAAAACAATAGTTTAATTAGGAAAAAGAGTTTATTGAAAATATTACTAGGACATGGAGAAGTCCAATCAGTTTTGAATGATGCTATACAAACTAGTGGTGACGGACTTGGAGATAATAAAGAAAAATATCTTTCACTATTGAAATTATTAGAAAAACATAGTTGGGATTTAGATGCATCTATGGAAGAAATAATTAAAGGGGTTTCATCAAAATCAGAGAGTAATTAACTTTAATATATCATAAGTATATTTTTTATCTATTATTTTTTATTTTTATATAAGTATTATTATATAGATGACTCGTTCAAGAAACAATAAATATCAGAAGAGGACATTAAGAAAAAAAAATAAAAGAGAAAATAAAAGTAAAAGGCGTAATAAAAGGACAGTCTCTAAAAAGAAAAAAAAGAGAACACAAAAAAAGAAAAGAATAAATCTCCAAATTGGAGGAAATGTTGAACCTATGATGGCACGTGTTTTACATACATTAGAGAGAGATATTATAGAGTATTTACCATCAACAAAAGTTATTGATTCAATTCAATCAGAAAAACATTATATAGAAATGGTAGATTATATTAAACTACAAGAGATTATAAATAATAATGAAAATTTTAAAAAATCTCCAAAAATAAGAAAATTATTTGATTATGATTTATATGAAATAAATGAAAAAGATATGTATTTTGTTTACAAAGACTTTAAATGTGAAAATATTTTTAAAGATGTAGATAAGTATTACATATATATATTGTATTTTTACCTCATGGAATGTAATATAACTAAAAATGATAAAATACAAGATGGTGGTGCTATCGAAGAAAATAAAGAATTAAGTGATCCTGTTTCAGATTTAGATGACCCTATAGCTGAAAACACCCCTGAAACTAAAATCGATGAAGTGAAAGTCGATCCAGAACCAACCCCTGGACCAACTCCACCACCAGCAGCAAGTCCACCAGCACCAACACCAGAACCAATACAAGAACCAACTCCATCACCATTCCAAGCACCATTGGTAGCAACTCCACCACCAGCAGCAAGTCCACCAGCACCAACACCGGCACCAATACAAGCACCAACTCCAACACCAGCACCGGGTGATACACCTAAAGATAAAGAAAAAGATAATGAAGGTAAAGTTGAAGATATTAAAGTAGATGTAAATGATATTGATATTGATATTAAAATAGATAAAGAAGAAGAAAAAAAAGAACCTGAAAAAGGACCTGAAAAAGAACCTGAGAAAAAAGAAGATATACTCAAAGAAGAAATGGATGAATTAAAAAAGGAAGAAAAAGATGAAGAAAAAGATGATATGGAAGAATCTTTAGAATTAGTAGATGCGGATGAATTACCAGGATTTAAAGAGTATGAAGAAACAAGAGAAATGTTAGATATGAAGAGTAATGTAGTTAATGGAAATATTAAAATAACAAACAGTGATTTAATAAAATATAAGGTTAATTGGTTTAATGTATGTTTAGGTATAGATATTTTCGATACAGGTTTTGAGAACAAAGTTAATACAAAGATAGAAGAATTAGGAATTAAACCATTTAAACGTGATAAGTTCTTAGAAAAAATAGAAATAATATTGGATGATAAAGAAATGACTTCTAATTTTAAAAATGCAATCTATGAAAGATTGATGGAGAACTGTAAAGAACCTGAGAAATTCCTAAAAAATAAGAAAAAATGCGAAAAACCATTAAATAGTCCATTTGGTAAAATCCTCAAATTATTTAGAAAATGTCATGAAAATGATATGAAAGATAATCGAAGCATACTTTATTTATACGATAAGTACAAAACAATACTCAATAGAAATAAAACTATTATAAATAATGTAGATTTAATACTCATAATATTAAATTGTGAAATAAGGCAAAGAATACTTTCATATCATATATCTGTTGAAATTATTCGTAGAAGAAATAACAAAAATACAACAATAAATTCAATACTTCAAAATATATATCAAATAGATAAACCAATAATACAACAAGTTGAAAGTGAATTAAGAAATAAAATAGCACAAGAAAAAATAGAAAGAATGAAATTAGTTGAACAAGTTAATAAAGAGGAGATTGAAATTAGAAAACAGGAAATGTTAAAAAAGAGAGAACCAGAATTGATAAAGGCAATTTTAGAAAAGAAAAATAATGAAGAAAATGATGAAGAAGACTCGATTGATAATGATGTAAATAATTATCTTATAGGTAAAGATAAAAATACGGATGATTTTATCAATCAACATCAAAATAAATTAAAAAATAATCAATTAATGGGTGGTAGTGAAATAGAAGAATTATCACTAGAATCTGATATGTTAGAAACTGAACCTATTAAAATTTCCTTAGATGAAGATGATAAATATGATATTTATAATAATAAATCACAGAGTGATTTTTGTAGTTCTATAAAAGATACAATTGATAAAGAACATATGCAGAAACCAATTTTACTTAATAAATGTAAGAATTTTTAGATTGAAAACTGGAAATCATCATTTTCACAATAATCATATTCTTCTTCCACTATGACTTCTTGTTTCATTAACTCACTAATGTTTTTATTATTTACATTTACAAAATCTTCTTCTGTAACACTTACATCAGATAATTCTGATATAAGTTTTTCTTCATCAAGGTATATATCGCACATACCAGTTCCTGCTTTAATTATTTGACCCATCATAATATTACTCGAGACACCATTTAGTTTATCCTTTTCTCCAAAGATACCTGCTTTAATCAATTGATCAGTCGTATCTTCAAATGAACATTTAGCAAGCGGACCAATATCTCCTCTGTTAATACCTTGACGATTAATTGCGGTTAATATACCTTTATTTGTCATTATATCACAAAGTAGTTCAATATGTCTGTCATTAATATAAGAACCTTCAAATTCAATAACTTCTGTAATTTGTTCAATAAGAAGTTCTCTTGCTGCTTCTATACCCAGACAATTATAAACTTCTATAATATCATTTGAATACGTATGGATAAAATCCACATACATAGAATTAAATACATTTAGTAGATTTACTCCATCTGTTTCAAGAATCCATGTTTTATTCTTATTTATTTCACCATTTTCAAATGAGAAGTAGTCTTGTTCACTCATTACAATATTAGTGATACCCTTTATACCTTTAATTACAACATTATTTAGTATATCTTCTTGAATATTCTTAAATATTGAAATAATATCGCTTTGATCAGATAATCCATTTAGTTGATCATCTTCTTTACCAGTTATTTCTGCTCTAATTGAAATACGACCAATAAGTTCATTAGAGTTATCATCTGAATATATAAACTCAAGTTTATCGATATCATATTCCATTAGAGAAATGTATATATCTTCCATAACAATACCCTTATCCATCATTAATTCTTTATTGAATGTAAATCTTATAATCCATGGACATTTATCTTCATAACTAGCATCTTCACCATTTTCAAAATCTAAGAATGCCTTGTACATCTTAAGCATACCTTTATCATCTTCAATATCTGTATCGAAATCATTATTTTTAGGATCATAATATATTTGATTTTTTATAACAATATCTTTAAGAATAGTATATTCTAACTTATTCTTAGCATATTGAGATTTATTTTGGTAATTTCCAAATTCATCTTTGAGACGAATAATTGTCGATGGTGCTTTTAGATTTTTAGTAACACCAAGCAACTCCCTTAAACGAGGAATACCACGTGTTACATTTGATTTTGCACTAACACCAGCATAATGGAATGTATTTAGTGTCATTTGTGTAGCAGGTTCACCAATACTTTGTGCTGCTATAGCACCTACCATCTCACCAGGTGCTATTTTTGATCTTTCATATGTTTCTTTAATTATATCAATAATAGTTTCATATTCATTCTTTTGAATTCTAAATTTTTTAATAAGAACCTTAGGATGCAAATGAACATCAATAAGTGTTGAAAATATAATGTTATCTAGAACATCTATACTCTCTTTTAGTATATAATTACCATTGAGTATATCTATAGGAGATATATCTGATTTATCATTTTCGAGTTTACATGTATTAGTTGTTATTCTTGCTATATGAACTGGAAACCTTACACTATTAGTAACATTATTATTTTTGAAAACATGTTTATATATGTAAATCTTATTTTCAAGTATGTTGTAAAATGATTCTTCTAACTCATCCATATCTGAACTATTAAACTTTTTGTAGACATCATCTGATAATATTTTCTTCCAGTTTGTATCTTTTTCAAACATGAATGCTTTACATATTTGTTCAGTATCCATATCTATAATGATAAGACTTTGATCTTCAACCGAACAGGAATCCATGCCATCTTCCCCATATTTAAATTGTACAATACAATCCGAATTATTTCTAACAGAAAGATCATAACCAACTCTAAGATCTTCCATAGACTTAACAAGTTTTCTTTGTAGATAACCTGTTTCAGATGTTTTTACAGCAGTATCAATAAGACCTTCTCTTCCACCCATAGCGTGAAAGAAATATTCTTGAGGAGTTTGACCAGAAATGAAAGAGTTTTCTACAAAACCCCTTGCTTCTGAAGAATCATCAAATTTACTGTAATGTGGTAAAGTTCTATCTTGATATCCATATGGGATACGCTTACTTTCTACATTTTGTTGACCAAGACATGCAACAATCTGAGCAACATTTGTCGCTTTACCTTTAGAACCAGAATTAACCATATTAGTTACTCTGTTTTTCTGATCTAAATTAGACAATCCAATGTTACCTGTCTGTGAAAGAGTATTATTAAGAATACTATTAACTTTACTTTCAAAATATTCACTATTTGTTTTACCAGAATAATTTTCGAAAATATCTAAATGGAATTCTTGCATAATTTCATTAATTTTTAATTTATTATTCTCAATGACTTCTTTGATTTTTTGATTGGTTGTATCATCTGCTATCATATCGCCAATTCCAACACTGAATCCTTCAATGATAAGGAAATAAGATGTTATTTTTTGCATATCATCTATAAAATCTTTTGTTGCTTTAGGTCCAAGGTCATTGTAAATTGTATGTATAAGACCTTTCGATGTTTTTGTAAATATACCTTTATCCAAACTTCCTGAAATAAGTTTCCCATTTTTGATAACTACCTTATTAAGATAATCATCCGAGTTAGTATCATAAGATGAATTTTTCATTGTGAGGTTGATGCTATCTGGTATTATATAAGACATGATATCTTTACCTGACCATAATTTTACATCAACACCCTTTACATTAATTACTAGAGAATTTTCGGGAATAGAACCATTTTTTTTCTTAAAAGAACTTAATGTTGAAATTAAGTTCATCATTTGATTCTTCGTAAAGTATGAAGTTTCTACATTTTCTTTAACAATTGGTTCTGATTTTTTCTTAATAGGATATATATTTGTGTTATTTGAGAAATAATATCCATCAACACCAAGACCTTCATGGGTAATTAGTTCACCTTTTGTAAGTTTATTAATTCCTAATAGAGTATCTTGTACAATAGCAATAATAGGTTTATTTTCCCTGGGAGAAATTATTTGATAAACAACTGAAGCAATATTCATAAGTTCGGAAACAGTCGCATTCGATTGTGGGACATGCATATTCATTTCATCACCATCAAAATCAGCATTATATGGTGGAGTAACGCTAACATTAAGTCTAAAAGTATTCCCTTTCATAACCCTTACTCTATGTCCCATCATACTCATTTTGTGAAGTGAAGGTTGTCTGTTAAACAATACGTGATCACCATCCATTAGATGTCTGTGAACAATATAACCTTTCTTAAGTTCTATATCATCAATATTTGATGGTGTAATTGTAATGTTTGTCTTATCATTTTTTACAATCATTTTAACACCCGGATAATTATTTACACCATTTTCTAGTAATGTTGTTAGTTTTTTGATATTGAAATCATTTACAATTTCCGGATATGTAAGGTTTTTTGCTATAGAAATAGGAACACCTAATTCGTCTAGTTCAATATTGGGATCAGGAGTAATAACACTTCTTGCTGAAAAGTCAACCCTCTTTCCCATAAGGTTATTCCTTATACGTCCATCTTTACCTTTTAGTCTTTGTCTAATTGCTTTTAGAGCCCTCCCTGAACGATGGACCGCCTGTGCAATACCAGGTAGTTCATTATCTACTAGTGTCGCAATATGATACTGTAAGACTTTAGACCAATCATCGATAACCTCAATACGACTATTAGTTTCTATTTTTTGTTTGAGAGTGTTATTACATTTAATAATGTCGCATAGTTTATGCGTTAAATCATCATCCATCCTTTGAGAATCATCCTGTTTTACAGAAGGTCTTACAGAAGGCGGTGGAACTGGAAATACAGAACATATCAACCAATCTGGTCTACACCATGTTTCTGTAAATCCCATGATATTAACATCTTCATCTGAAATCCTTTCAAGAATTTCTTTTACTTTTTCAATTGATAGTTTTTGTGTTTTAAGAGAAGAATCATCAAGTTTTTTCCAAACGGCAGTAATACCATCCATACCATCCAGTTTTATTTTATCAGGTTGTTTAGCACCACAACCATCATCATTTTCTTGTCCACATCGATTAATTTTTTGACATAGATTGTAAACTTCATTCCAGCGAACTTTGTTTGGTTTTTTAAGCAATGATTTAACAATCGGGGAATCTTTATTAATTAGAAGTTTAGAACATTGTAGACATGTACATTTAAGGATTTTTAAAACATATTGTATAAATTGCCAATGATATACTGGTCTAGCTAATTCAACATGTCCAAAATGTCCAGGACAATCAATATTATTTTGACCACATGTAGAACAGACTTTACCCATTTCAGTTGTCCCCATTCTTGGATCAAAAAGTCCCTTTATAACTGGAACATCCTTTTCATAAGTTTCATGTTTTGTTATTTCAACAACAGATCTAGATTTTATTTCATCAGGTCCTAAAATACTGAATTGAACTCCAATAACATTATTCGTTTCTGGTTCTGTATATTGTTTGTTCATTGTATATATAATATCTATTATCTTTTTTTTTAAATAAAAATCAAATTTTAAAATTTGAAAATAATATAAAAAAATATTATTAAAGTATTATTAATAAATAAAATAAATGGACACTGGAGCAAATAATGCGCATAGTATGATTACACGTTCGAAACAAAAACTAATGGAAGAAAACGATTCCAATGATAAAAAGATCACATTCGAACAAGTTGATAGTAATGGTAATTTAATGGATTTAATTGATGACAGTGAAGCAAGTGAATTTGATGAAAAACTCTTAAAAAAAGAAATAGAAAGACTTAGAGGTGGATCGCCAAAAAAAGTAAAATCCCCAAGTAAAAAGGTAAAAAAGATAAAAAAGAAAAAGGGTAATATTATTGACCTTATATTACCATATATTCTAATGAGTGCTTTAACTCCGGATGTTAAGAGAAAGAAAACAAAGAAAGGTATTACAAAGAAAATGAATATTGATGAAATACTTGAAAGCAACATTGATTTTAAAATAGAAGAAATAGAAAAAGAAGAAGAATTTTCAGATGATTCATCCTCTGAAGAATTAATTTCTGATGGGGGGGATAGTGATATAAGTTTAGAATCCGAAGAAGAAAATGAAGATGAAAATGAAGATGAAGATGAAAGTGAAGATTATGAAGAAGATAATAGCGAAGATACAGAAGAATTTTCTGAAGAAGAATCCGATGAAGAATCTGAAGAAGAAATTGAATATGATGAATATGATGATAAGTTTATTGAGATAATGGAAGATGAAATTACTGAAGATCAAGACCTTGAATATTTTCATGAATTAACATCTAATGAAAAACAAAAGCATATTGATGAACTTAAAGAAATAAAAAAGATAAATAAATCAAATATACCTTTACGTTTTAAGGTATTGAATTCAGAGATGGATATCAAAACTAAATCTATTGCAATTGAAAACATAGAAAAATTAAGCGAGATGGATGTTTCCACAGGTGAATATTGTAAGATGGACAAATGGATTAATGGACTTATTAAGATTCCATTTGGAAACTATATTAAATTAGATATCAATGATGAGAATACTATAGATGAAAAAAGAAATTACCTTTATGATACATACAATACACTTGATAAGGCAATTTATGGTCACAAAGAAGCAAAAATGCATATATTACAGGTAATTGGTAAATGGATTAAGAATCCTACATCTCAAGGGAACGTTCTTGCTTTACAAGGTCCTATGGGAAATGGTAAAACAACACTTGTTAAAGAAGGCATTGCCAAAGCAATAAATAGACCATTTGCCTTTATAGCATTGGGAGGTGCTTCTGATTCAGCATTCTTCGATGGTCACTCTTATACATATGAAGGTTCTCATTGGGGTCGAATAATAGATATACTAATTGATTCAAAATGTATGAATCCTATTATATACTTTGATGAATTAGACAAAATTAGTGGAACATTTAAAGGTGAAGAAATAATTCATCTACTAACACATTTAACTGACCCTTCACAGAATAGTCTTTTCCAAGATAATTATTTTCCAGGAGTACATTTGGATTTATCAAAGGCATTATTTATATTCTCTTTTAATGATGAAAGTAAGGTTGATAGAATATTAAAAGACAGAATGTATGTTATTAATACAAAGGGATTTAAAGCAGAAGATAAAATTGCTATCTGCAATGATTATATTTTACCCGAACTAATGGAAACATTCATGTTTAATACAGAAGATATAACATTTGAAAAAGAAGCATTAGAATATATTATTGAAAATCAGACAGAAAAAGAAGAAGGTGTTAGAAATCTAAAGAGATGTCTTGAAACTATTATTTCAAAAATAAACATTTATAATCTATCTCAATCAAATATGGATGATAAACAAATACCATTAACATTTAAAATAGAAAACTTTAGTATTCCCTTAAAAATAAATAAAGAATTAGTTGATTCTCTATTATCTAAGAAAGAAGATAAAACAAAACCCCCAGATCATATGTATATGTAAAAATAATTTTATCAATATACATTAATATATTTAAATTTTTATTAATTATTTTTTTAGAAAAAATAACATATTTTTACAATTATATTATTTTTAAGTAAAATGGTTCGAAAAAATTACAAATGGAATATTTCTGAAAAAGAAGGTGAAAAAATAGTTAATGAAAAAATAAATGAAGCATTATCTAAATATGGAGAAATGGAAATTGCAGATTTATATTTTTTTATACAAACACGTTCTGGAAATATAACCATTTTAAATAATAAAAAGAAAAAGAACCTTAATAACTTTATTCAAAATGTATTTGGTGGATTAAGAAACTTTTTAGATGATAGAGAAAAATTTAAAGTTACAATAAAAGGGAATCAGGTTATGATTGATTTAGAAAATAGTAATAGTGAAAAACAAAGTGAACAAGAAGATATATATTTTTTAAATGATTGGATTATTGTAAATTAATATATTTTAGAACCAAAAGAAGGTTGGTTTGTGGCAGGATTAGATAGTCCTTCTCAATTTATGTGATGGAAAATATTGAGTAAATATAAAAATATATATAATACTATATAAATTATGACTCTTACATCAAATCAAAAAGCAGTTGCTGTGGGAGTTATCTTAGGGGTAGGGGTATTAACAATAATATTAGTAATAGTATTAGGTGGTGACAGTGTGGAGAAATCTGGTCATGGAGATGGAGATGGAGATGGAGATGGAGATGGAGATGGAGGTGGAGATGGAGATGGAGATGGAGATGGAGATGGAGATGGAGATGGAGGAGGAGGAGGAGGAGGAGGAGATGGAGGTGGAGGTGGAGATGGAGGTGGAGATGGAGGTGGAGATGGAACTAATGGTGAATTGTGTGAAGGTGGTTTAATGGACTATTGCGCAAGGGATGTGGCTTCTAATTCTGATTTAAGCGAAATTTGTGGTCGTAGATTTGTAGAAGATGAGCGTTCTTCTACAGGTTATTTTCAATGTGTATGGAACGGTGATCCCCGTAATAGTTGCGACTTGTGGCGCCTAGGAGAAGATGTCGAGAGTGCGACAGAGTGTGGCGCCCCACAAACAAACGGGAAACCCACATGTGCGCATGGAGGAAGTTCCGGGAATGGTAGTTCCTGGCAAGTTGGCCTCGGCTTCAATAATGAAGGGGAACAATGCAGTCCTACATGTTGTTGTCCATCCGGTATAACTATAGAAGTAACTGGAAGTAATAAGTGGAGATGCAACCCCAGGCTCCCATAAATTTATATTATATTTGTAAAATAAATTATATACTAAATATATAAATGTTCGAGATTGATGGAAAAATGCAAAAAGTATTACTTTTTTATATATGTGTGAATGCTTTAGTATATTATTACAAACCTACATTTTGCTTCGATGATAAAGGTAATTTTAAAGATTTTGGAGTTGGAGATAAAAAAACTATAATACCTTTTTGGTTACTAACGTTAGTAGTTAGTATGTTATTTTATCTTTACTTTTCCGTAAAATCAGATGATTTTGTTTAATATTTTTTCTTAATATATTTTTTTTTATAACCTACTATGAAACCTCAATTAGTTGATTTAAAACAAATACTTAAGGATAATTCATCTTTTTTCTTAAAAAATGAAACACCTATTAAAAAGGAAGTAAAAAGAGTAAAAACTACTTCATATAAATTCAACTATAATTCTTTATTTAATTTTTTAGGATTAATTGGTATATTGATTGGTATTTATTTTTTAAACCAACGTAAAAAAGATAAAGAAAAACGTGGTAAAGATTTTGAAGATAGAATTTATAAATTAAAAGGAATAATCAAAAATAATGATGAGTTCATACTTTAATATATTTATAATTATAAAAGAATAATGTCAAAGATAAATGATGTCGACCATTATTTAGAAAGTATTGGTATTTTTTACGATGAGAAATTAAAATTCTTGTCAACAAAAGATAATTTTTTAAGATGTAAAGAATGTCCTACTAAAAAGGTATTTAAAGAAAGTTTTGATGAAGTTAGTTTAAGTTGTGGTGGAAAAGATTCAGATGATAAATGTGGTATGAAAATAATTATAAAATTTCCAAAATATATTCATTATGAAAAAGATATGGAATTACTAAAGAATGAATTAGAAGCAGGGTTAAATTTAGAAAAAATAAATGAATTTATAGACGTATCTGAAAGTATTGAAAAAGATACGAGAAAAAGAAAAGAGATCAAAGATAAAATAGATGAAATAACTACTAAATTCTATAAAATAAATATACTAGAAAAAAAGAATGATATACAAAACTTTTACAGAAGTAGAGTTGAAAAAACAAAACGTTGTAGAGAAATACTTCGAGATATAAATAAATTCGAAGAAAGTGAAAAAATTCTTCTACGTAAAGAATATGTTTCTATAATAAAAAATTTGAACAATGAATATAATGAGATAAAAGAATTAGTAGATACATTTCAACCATTTCATATGGTTAAAAAACCGGAAGTAACTTTACTAAGTAATATCGAAAGTGAGAAAAAGAAATTAAAGAAAAAACCTAAGAAAGAAAAAGGTTTAAAGTTAAAAGTAGGGGAAATAGTTCATTGGAATGGAGAAGATGATAAGATACTTTCAGGATTTGTTAAAACAGGTAAAGAAATGAATGGTATGATAAAGGTTGTTGATGAAGTTGGTAAGATATTTTATATTCCAAAAGATAAAATAAAAGTTGGAGAACATGAACCAGAACCTCAAATGGAAGAAGAACCTCAAGAAGTAGAAGTAATTGAAGAAAAAAAGAAAGAAAAACAAGAGAAAATGTACTACTTTAGTAATTCGAAAGAAAATAAATGGTTGTCTACATTTAATAAAGCAGAACCTTTTAAATACAATGGTTTAGAATATCCAACTGTTGAACATGCATTCCATGCTCAAAAGGTAGGGGATAATGATCCCTCTGTTGAAGAATACAGGATTGCATTATCAACCAATGTTAGTGATGTTCTGACACCCGCGATCTCTAAAAAATTTGGTAGTAAAACATCATTTAAGGAAAATAACTTTATTTTAAGAAGTGACTGGGATAAAGTAAAATTAAAGATTATGGAAGAAATAACAAGAGAATATTACTTATCGAATAGTGACCTTACAGATAAATTAATAAAAACTGGTGAAAAATTATTAATACATAAAGGATTTAGAATAGATGACTACTGGGGAGTTAAAAAAGAAGATGTAGGAGAAAATAATCATGGAAAAATATTAATGAAACTGAGAGAAGAATTTAAAAACTATTAATCTTCATTAAGAAGGTTAGAAAGCTTCATTGCTCTAATCATTCGAGTTACACCAATACCTCCACCCGATCTCTGGAAGAATGGTTTCTTTAGGAATTCTTCAAGTTCTGCTTCTACACGTGCCTTTCCGAATTGTGCAAACAAAGTATTTGCGTATTCACCTCCCGAAATAGTGTAAAAGGTATCACGCATTGCTTGAGGATCACAACTACGTTCCGCACTTCCAATAGTTTCAATTCCATGCATGATAACATCGATCTTGTTAGAATGCAACTTGCTATCATGAAGTTTCATATTCCAGAAGGGACTTGTGCGCTCTGGGAAGTTCTCGAGGAAAAAGACGGAACCATGGTCTTCTCCTAGACGTTCTTCATGTTCATTTTCTAGTTCACCACTTTCAACATCAACATTATATGTCTTACATACATTATCATAATCATCCGATGGGAATGTTCCATCGTCCTTTCTCTGAAAACCAAGGTAATCAAGTAGTTCTCCTTCCATCTTTCTTAGTTCATCCATACCACCCTTTAGTTCAAACTCAAACATAGGGAAGATCCTGTCATGACGCCCTGGAACAGGATCAGGTTCATTACGGTATGATGTAGATACACAAAAGAAACCATTTTCATCTGGATGTTCTAGTAGGTAATGTTCGAGCCACATCTGTCCTGTCTGGGGAAGAGGCCAAATTTGCCCTTCATAATTATAAGTTGCAATTGTTTTTGGATCTTCACATGCCGCCAAAATCGACTTCTTATTTTGAGGGTGGACTTCTATAAATCCCTTCACCTCCTTAAAAAACTTTCTCATCTTGCTGACAACAATATCAAAGTTCCTGTAATTTTCTCCTTCCATTTTTTTTTATATTATTATATAATATTTTTTTAAGTAAGTTTTTTAAGATTTTTCAACAACTTCAAATGTTTTTCTATTAATTCATACGAAGAATTATCTAATCTCGGTATTACTATTGTGTGTTTTAGTCTATAATTAAAAAAACTCATTATAAATGATAAAAATATTAGTATTATAATCAAAATGTAAAATCTAGTATTCTCTTTTTCTTTTTTCATATAAATATATTTATAGTTTATATTTTATATTTTTAGAATAGTATATTATATATAAGGTTCAAAATGGCATCATCATTAAGTATTAGTAGGGCATCTGCCGTTATGGGAACTATCTTAGATAGAAGTATAGATATTCCAAGGGATATTTCTTTCCGTGGAAATCTAACATTAGTAGACAGAAGCGGTTCAGGAGAAGCAGTATTAAGACAAGAGAACTTACTAAAATTAGTTGATATAAATGATGGAGAAGTTCTCTCAAATAAAGCAGTTATATGTAATTCAAATAAAGATATTCAGGGTGTAAATAATCAAACAAATACAGGTCAATTTATTTTTGATAAATCAAAAGATGATGAAGAAGGGTCGATTGATCTAGTGTTTAAAAGGGCAAGAGGTTCAGCAATCAATAAAACAGAAACTTTTCATGGAAATCATATAGGTGTTTTATCTTTTCAACCATATGTAGGGTCAACTTATATAGATTCTGCAGGTATTGATATAAATACATATAAAACAAGTTATTCTGAAAAATATAGTGGTAGTGAAATAATATTTTCAAATAGTGGTGGTAGTGATATTAATAGTGGGAAACATGATAGTTTAAAAATTGATTCAAGGGGAAATTTAAATATCCTTAAGAGTAGAGAATTAAGACTTAATACTTTTACAGAAACAAATTATTCGGGTTTTAGACCATCAACATCAACATCGAAACCCGGTTATATACTTGAATTACCTGCTGAAAAAGGTTATGATAATCAAGTATTAAGTATTAATAAAGTCGGGAGAGGTGGAAAAATTACCATGACTTCAGATAATTTTGGTTCTATAACAAGTGCGACAGTAATATCGGGTAATGAAGGTCAAGATTATGATAAAGATTATTTACCAGAAGTAAATACCAATGTTAAAATGACTGGTGGGAAATTAAAAGAAAACGCTTCTGCTTCAAATATTACATCAAATGGTAATCATGTAATTACATCAACAAGTGTAGTATCAGGTAATCCTACAATATTAACAATAAATCCAACTCCTATATCTAATGGGGATGAACTTACAGTAATAACAATCGATGGAAATATGGGAACAGATATATTAAATGGTAATAATTTCTTTGTAAAAGTAACGAATAATATTAGTTCACCAACTGGTATTACAAATAATACAACAGTAATAGGTGGTGGAGGAACTAATACTATTAATATTTCAAATGTAACAACAGCAACTATTCCTCAAGGGACAGTTTTAACATTTACATTTGGAAATAATAATCCAGAAACAAGAATAGTAAATAGTGAGGTCCTTCTAGGGTCTTCTGTTATAGAACTCACTACAACTGCGCCTCAACTTGTAACAGGTGGAACAAATATAACAGAAATTGAACTTTATAGTAATCCTGAACTAACCATAGGTATAGATACGACTGGTAAAACAAGTGTTGGTGCTGGAACACATACTATTAACGCTGATATTTTTCTTTCCAGTATTTCTTCAAATATCAATAATTATTATAACGGATGGACTATCGAAACTATAAATCCAAATTCGGAAAGATTAATAGTTAATTATAATAATAAATCAAAAAAAGCAATATTATCTTCAAGGATACCGGATACATCCACTGTAACACAATATAAATTAATACAGGGTCATGGACTATCAAAACTAAATAGGATTAATAATGTTTATACACTAGATACTTTTTCATCTCTTGATTCTACAACACTAAGCACAGAAGAAAATTATTACATTAATTGGACTATTATTACTGATATAGAATATAATGGTGAAAATGTAATTTATAAAGGGACAATCACTAGTTATATTTATGATCCTAATGGAAGTGTAATAGAAGTTAATTGGGTAAATACTATACCCTTATATCATTCAAATCAAAATGAAGTTATAATTAACAATGTAGATTGTAGTTTAACAAATGAAATTATAGTTCCAGCAAGTATAAAAATAAAAAATATAGATAGTAATGGTTCTTTAATAACAGGGACTAATGGAATAGAAATTATAAATGGTGGTAGTGGTTATATACCTAATCAAACTATAGTTGTAGATTTACCCTCACATACAAAATTACAATGGGTATCTCAAAACGCTAGTAGTTTTACGTCACCCAATTCTGTTATTACAGCAGGAAAGGGTTTAACAGGTGGTGGTAATATTAGTGGTAATATAACAATTGACCTTGATTTGTCAACACATGACGCTGCAGGAACATCTAGTAATGCGTATCAGTCGATACATACTGATAAAATATTGATTTACAATCCAGTTTCAGGAGAAAGTCATATGCCCGACATTACAAATTTTTTGAACTCAATTACAGGGGTTGGATTATCAACTGATAGTAATACCGGTGATATAATTGTAAGTAATAGTCAAAACATTGTAAGTAATATCTCAGATAATTTTAAAATATACGCTTCAACAAATAATCAAAAAACACATTATTTAAATATAGGTAAAGACGACTTAGATAATATTAATTTTAAAGGAGAATATAAAACAACAGAAGATCTTGGAATATTACCCAATACAACTATAACAGCAGTAGATGAAAATTCTATAACAATTTCAAATAGAACTACTGTTATTATTCCTCAAGGGACAGTTATTAATTTCACATATTCAAATCAAACGGCAACAGAAACAGCAGTTGTAAGTAGTAATATTGCAGCTGGATCGAATATAATCTTCCTAACATCAATACCAACAAATATATCATTGACAGTAAATATAACAGAAATTACAGGAATTTCAGCAAATACAACTGTAGTAAGTGGTTCAGGAACAAACACAATAACTATATCTAACAATACTACAGAAATAATAACACAAGGGACTATTTTAACTTTTACTTTCCCAAATCAAAATGATCAAACTAGAGTAGTTAGTTCGGATGTTTCATCTGGACAAAATATTATCACTTTAACTTCAGCATCACCGTTACCATTAGATATAACTATAAATATAACTCCAGAAAACTACCTAGATAAAACAATAATAACAACAAATAGTACTAAAACAAATAATGATTCAACAATACAATTTGATATAGGAAATACTTCAGAATTAGTTAACATAAATAAATATGGTTTATTTGTTAACAATGGAATAGTTGAAAGTATAACTATTTTAGATGGAGGAAATGGTTATCAAGAAGGGGATGTTCTTGTAATCGCACCTCCACCGGATGGAGATACATTTCCATCAGGAAACCAAAGTGATTATACAGCACAGGGGAAAATAATATTAAATTCTGCAGGAGAAATAACAAATGTAATAATTTTATATCGTGGACTGGGTTATTCTTCTTCAACACCACCAACAGTAACTGTTTCCCCTAGAGGATCTAGTAGTGGTAATGGCGCTTCCCTTACTTCTCAAGTTAGTGAAGAACGTTATATTTCTGGAGAAATTAATACATACGACGTTAGATATGATGGATATTTTAAAGATTTATATATATCTGGTGATCAGAATTTCCAAGGGACTTTAAAAGTTACAGGTCAGGGTGCTGTAGAACTAGGTAAACCATCCAATTTAGATTTTTCTGAAAATGATAGTAATTTTTTATTTGGATTTGACGTAGGATCTAATGGAAGTATAAGAAATACAACAAATAAAGATGTAACATTAATAGGTTATAAGACTGGTTTTAATTCTACATTAAGGTCTGAATTTAATACAATGTGTGGTTCCAATTGCGGAACAAACAATACGGGTCCTTCACTTACAAATGCATCAGCACCATTCCACGAAACAGATAACCCCTATAATGAAGAAGGAACAAAAAACACATACTATGGTTATGATTCTGGTAGTGGAGGAGTAATATCACATAATTCTGTTTGTATTGGTTATACTTCTGGATCTTTTTTAACAGGATCATATAATACAGCACTTGGGAGCGGTGCCGGTTATGCTTCTTCTGATGATACATCTGGTCATAGTGGTGATAACAATGTATATTTAGGATATAATTCTCAAAGTAGAGGTGGTAGTAACAATTTATTTTGTGGTGCTAATTCTGGGAAACTAGCAAGTTCGAGTGATGGAGTTTTCCTCGGATATAATTCAGGATTAAATTCATCCGGAAATGGAAATGTTTTAATAGGATATGAATCTGGTTATACAGCAACTACATCACTACATAATGTGCTTATTGGTTATCAGTCTGGTTATAACGTTTCTACAAATGATACTACAATTAGTCCAAATTATAGTGGTAATACTATGTTAGGATATAAATCGGGTTATAATGTTTCTGGTGATTCATCTAGAAATATCATTATAGGTCCTAATGCTGGACCACCAGATGATTCTGGAACAAATACACATCATAATAAATTATATATTTCAACAAGAGGAGAATCACTAAATCCTTTAATTTTAGGTGATCAAGATACTGAAAATTCACAAACTTTAAAATTTAATGCTGATGTTACAATTAGTAATGAAAATAGTAATGGTAATTTAGAAGTCCAAGGTGGAGAAATAATTTTTTGGGGAAAATCAAAGGCATATAATGGTGGTGGATCATCATGGAAAATATTCTCACCAGGTTCTACAAGTGGAAACGATACAAATTTAGTTATTTCCAATCATAGTGAGGGTTTAGAATCCCCATCATCATACAATGATACGATTGTAATAGGTAATCTTTCTAAAGCGAGGGGTAGTCGTTCAACTATAATAGGTTCAAATGCTGGAAGAGGAACGTCCGCAAGTCAAAATGATAATACATTTATAGGATATGAGAGTGGTTCTTATGGAACTTCAAGTGTCGTTAAGAATACATTTATTGGTGCATATTCGGGAAAAGGTCATTCTACAAATGAAAATATATGTATTGGATATAACACCGGTTTTAATCCATCAAATCCAAGTACTTCAAATCGAACCCTCATTATAGATACTATGGGTTCCAATGTTGGTCCTAGAGGAGAAGAATCTTTAATATACGGTGATCAAAATAATACGTTAACACCTACATTAAGTTTTAATGCCGAAGTAACTGTTAGAAAAAGTATAAGATTATTGGGTCCCGAATCAAACAATGGTATGACTGATGGATATACAAGTGGTCATTATAGCGGCACCCCATATAAATGGTTTTTACAAGTTCCAAAAGGATACTTGCCACCTGGAGCAGACAGTAATAACCCAAAGAGTAGACAGTATTGGGACCGTAATATACAAATCGGAACGGAAAATTATGGTATTAGTTCGGGATCCCAAACAGACGCGACATATGGTAATATTTTAATCGGTGCTATAATTGGTGATTCTTCTGGAAATTCATATGGGAGATACAATACATTAGTAGGAGATGGAATTGCTTATGGAAGGACTAATATAGGTAATTTTAATACAGTTTTTGGAGTGAGTGCAATGAAGTTCGAAGTTAACGGGGCAGAGGGAAATACATATATGGGTAACCTTAGTGGTTATAATACAACGACTGGTAATAATAATACAATTATAGGTCGTAGTTCAGGATACTACATTCGTGCTGGTCAAGAAAATGTATGTGTAGGATACCAATCTGGTCACGGATGGAATAATAGCGATGATAATCTTAATGGTAGTCGCAATACTTATTTAGGTTCTTATGCAGGAACTAGTTTTGGAAATGGTGTGAATAATGTTGCAATAGGATATAATACAGGTCCTACAGGACTAACTACTTTAAGTAATCGTCTTTATATTGATGTCGGATATAGCAGTCAGATTTCAAGTAGTTGGGGCGTGACTACTATTGCAAACGCCGCTAAAGGTGAAAATTCTTTAATCTATGGAAATCAAAGTGGATCAACGCATACATTAAGTTTAAATGCGGATGTTACAGTAAAAAATGGTTCTAATTCAAGTGGAAATTTAGATATAGAAGGGACATTAACATGTGGTTCACTATCCACCGCTTTATCTGATATAACATTTCAAGATTTTAATATTGACGTTAATCCAACAACCGGTAGGACAAATTTTGGTTACAATTTATTTTTTACAAATAATAGTCATAATCTAAACTTTGGAGATTTATCAGGAAATACTTTTTTTGGAACATCATCTGATGAATTTAGTTTAACAACTGGAGACGAAAATACTATGTTTGGTAAGAATAATTTAATGGATTTAACTACAGGTCATAGAAATACTATTATTGGTACTGAAAATGCTATGAAATTTACATCTGCGTCTTATAATGCAATTGTGGGAAGATATAACATGAGAACGGGATTAACAACCCCCAGTTTTTGTTCATGTATAGGTTACAACAATGCAGGATCCAGCACGGGATCCCCTCAATACAATGTATATCTTGGTTCATATAATGGAACTTATTTAAATGGAGATAACAATGTTGCAATAGGTAGAAATTGTCTACAAGCAACTACACAAGGTAGAGATGTAAATTATTCTGTATGTATAGGAAATGATAGTGGTAAAGAATGTACAGGGGACTATAACTACATGATAGGACATACCTGTGGAACAATAGTTTCTGGAACCGCAAATGTAGGGTTAGGTTTGTTTGCTTTAAGGTATGTAAAATCCGGTTCGAATAATATAGGTATAGGTTACAATACGTGTCAAGGAACAGGAAATGGAACAAATAGTTTTCAACATAATGTAGCATTAGGTTTTAATGCTTTAAAAGTAATATCAACTGGTTCAAATAATATATCTATAGGACAGAGTAGTGGTCAAGGGACTACTAGTGGTAATATTAATGTATTTGTAGGACAAAATACCGGTAGGACTAATACAACTGGAAGCAATAATACATTTTTAGGACCTCATGCTGGTTATGGAAATACTTCCGGATCTGATAATATAGCAATTGGATTTAACGCTGGTAAACATAATACAAGTGGTATCAAAAATATTTACATAGGATACAGTGCCGGTCCTCGAACTGGTCAATCTCCATCAGAAACTACAACTAATAATAAAATATACATAGATAATGATAATAATGGAGCGAACTCTCTTATATATGGTGATATGTCTACAGGAACTAGAAGTGTAAAAATAAATGGAACATTAACAGTTACAGGATCATTTTCAGCAAGTTCTTTTGGTTCTATATCTGGAGATATTACAGGTGGTTTAACCGTACCATCTAATAAAACGATATCTATACCAAGTATAAATCAAATATCTGTTACTAGTTCTAACACCAATATGTATTTAGGTTATCAAAGTGCATACAGTGGTATACGATCAGGTAGTTCACCTTCCAATACATTTTTAGGTTATAGGACTGGTCGTCAGGCAACTTCATCTACAGATAATCTCGGACATAATACGTATATAGGGAATGAAGCAGGATATTATGGAACTACTTCTAATTTAAATACTGCAATAGGATCTAGAGCATTATTTCAAAATCAAACTGGAATTCGAAATACTTCTTGTGGTTTTTATACAGGATATTATGTAAAAGGTAACTATAATACCTGTTTGGGTTATAATGCAGGTCCAACAGGACCTACAACATTGTCATATAGACTCTATATTGATCCTGTATCTAGAAGAGGAGGTGATTCTTTAATATATGGGATCGGAGCAACTAGTCAGGGTGTCACTGGAACAAATGCACGTCATTTATACTTAAATGCTAATACAACCATTAAGTATAATTTATCTGTTTCTGGTAATGCTGGAGGAAATTCCGGTTGGAACTCAAGTTCAGATATATCTTTGAAAAAAGACATTACTAAAATAGATGAAGGTATTAGTGATAAAATATATATGCTAAATCCAGTAAATTATATATTTAAAATTGATGATAAAAAAGATGTAGGATTTATAGCACAAGAATTAAAACAAGTTTTCCCATTAATTGTAGGTAAAAGAAAAGATGGTCTTTTAACGATTGATTATGCTAGACTAACACCATATATTGTGAAAGGTATGCAAGAACAAAATAAAAGAATAAAAGAACTTGAAAATAAACTAGATGAAGAAAAACAAAAAAGAGAAAATATGGAGAAATTCTTTAGAGAAGAAATTGAAAAACTAAGAAAAGAAATATTGAATAAATAATTATTTGTATACTAATCCTCCCATACCACCCGAAACAATTAATACATTGTAATTTACAGCATATAAACATAAGCGTTCATTTACAAAATTATAACCAGATGTGAATATTAATTGAGCATCATCTATTCTAGAAAAATTACATGTTCCACTTGGTTGAAATTCTTTAGGATTTAATGAAAAACTGTACATATATATATGTTTTGTTGGAACCTTTAGATCACAATTTAATGGTTGTAATAATCTAAAATAACTAGCATCTCTTTCATAAAATCTTTCACTTCCATTTAAGTTTAATTTGGCTGTTTTAAAAGATTCGAATGATGGAACAGCATATATTATTTCTTTATTACCAACATCTTTCGATTGATAACAAAAATAATCATTTTTATTATTCAATGGTTGTCCTGAAATATTAGAGAGTGCATCTGTATCTGAATATCCAGGACCAGATTCAGAATTAACTGTTGATTCTTGAATTACCCAATACAATTCTTTTACTGGATGATATAACTTTAATTCGTTTATTAATTCCATTTGTTTTTCATACACTTGGACTTGCTGAATTAAATACGCTTTTTTTTCTAGTGTAAATTTTCTTTTTTCTTCATCATCAAGAAATATGTAATCACACCATAACTCTACATTTGGTTCTGTATTTGTAAATTCCAATTCTCCATCTAAATTAAATAAATATTCTACAGATCTAGTTAATATATGTAATTCCACTTCATGTTTAGTAATCCCTACAATAGGTAAATACAACCCCGGATTATCACAAAACCAAAAATGAAATGGTATATATAATTTTAATTTTTGAGGATCAACATTTTTGTTACCCCCTTTAAAATAACCAAATTTACCAGGATGTTTATTAATACCAATCCATTCTTGTTCATATTTATCATAAACTTCATTTTGAATATCTAACCATTTTGATGTATGTTTATCTATAGTTTGACCCCCTATTTTTAATTCACACTCTTTTATGAAAGCATGACCAGTATTGTTTGCCCAATTTAAGTAAGTCCCATTACTAGATACATTTCTTGCGTCCCCTCTATCTAAAATTACTTCTAATGCCATTTTCCCAATTAAATCACCTGCCCTAGATAATTTAGATTTAATAACTCTTTCTCCAATCCCTTTATTTGTAATCTGTTGTTTTATTGATTCTATAGAAAAGTTTGTATGTCTTTTATATACCGCTTTAAAAAAAGAAAATTCAGGATTTCCAGTTAAATACGTATCCATTTTACCTTTCAAGTATAATTGCATTAAACCCCCTCCCATTTTAATATACTTATATTAATTATATTTATATTTAACTAGAATATGCTAGACCCCCCATTCCAGACATAATTCTTAAAACATTGTAATTTACAGCATAAATATTACTAATAGAACCACTTGAACTTAATAATATTTTAGCACTATCTATTCTTGAGAAATTACAAGAACCACTTGGTTGATGTTCTTCAGGTTCTAAGCAAAATGAATAAACATATATATCTTTATTTAATTGAGAACATCTTGAAAATGGACTCTGTATTCGTGCTATGATTTCAAATGAAACTTTATGATTTGTATTTTGTGTTAAACCATCTATAATACTATCATTAAATTTTATTTCGTAAAGTGTTTTACCACTTATAAGTGATGTCGTTTTAAAGACCTCTAATACTGTAAAGTTTCTAACAATGTTTTCTATACTTCTATCAGTATATGATACAGTCACTCCTAGATCCCTTGCAAATGTATCTTCAATAGGTCGAAGGGCATATACTGGATGATTAGGATCCGTTACCGAACTCGTAATATATTTTTCTTGTAATTGATTGTTATTAACCCATGCACTTCCATTCCAAGTAGGTCCTGTATCATTTAATGCTTTCAAAGTCAACCTACGTTTCTCACTCGGTAATACACTTCCTGTGCTAAGACCTCCATCCCATGCTTCTGGGGCATTTATTTGATCGGTGGTCCCGTAGGCTTGTTGTCCGGTTGTATCTACCACGTTATAATAATTAACTCTAACAGTATCTCCAATTTTGAAATCTACGTCAGGATTAGGATCACCTCCACCACTAATGAATAAAAATGTATTGTTATCAGTTGTTAATGAACTATTAGATATTGTCTTATTATCTATTTTTTTATTTGCAAATACATTATCTGCAGAATTAAGAGCACTTAAATTTCCACTACCAACATCTATAAAATTATAATTTTTACTAAATATCGTATTATGTAACAATACTGAATTTTCATTTTCTTTAATATTATACCCGGGTATTGAAGTATGATATTTATAAGGTTGTTCTAAAGTAAAATATTCTTTATCCCTTTCAAAAAATCTATCATGACCATTTATAGATAATTTTATCTTTTGATCAGTAATAGCAACCTGGGATGATGTTGGATTGTGAGGTGTTGTCCATATTAATTCCTTAATAGGATGTTCTAAATTTAATTTAAAACTTTCTGAAGAAATACCTTTTTCTTTCTGTATCTGTAGTTGTTCAATTAAATATTCATGGGATACTTGAGAAAATCTTCTTCTTTCATCTGTATCGAGATATACATAATCTGCCCATACTTCCACTGAATGTTGATTTGTTAATGATGTACTCGACCTGGTTAAATTATTATCTTTTGTAGAATCATATAATCCAACACCCCAAGTAAATTTCAATTGAACTTCATGATATTGGAGTGCTATCAATGGTAATGCTAATCCAGGATTACGACAAAACCAAAATTTTAAAGGATAACGTATCATTTCTTGTTTAGTATCCATACCAGTTACAAAATTATTTGTAAAACTACCTGTCATATATTTATAACCATCTGCTTTTGAAGAAGGAGTTGTTAACTCATCCCATATTTGATTCCATTCTTTGTAGTGTTTATCAATACGCTGCCCACCTATTTCTATTTCAACATCTTCAACTAAATTATCAGCACAAATACCAATGGTCCCCAATGCATCCTTTTGTTTTGTAAGGACATACACACCACATACTAAATCACCATTTCTAGATATAGTAACCGTTGCTTTGTTATTTACATTATCAACCCCTATAAAAGATTGACCACTTATGTTTTGTTTTATTGTTTCCATTGAAAAATTAGTATGTCTTCTGTAAACAATTTTAAAAAAAGTAATTTGAGGATTTCCTGTTAAATAAATATCTTGTGCACCATATGCTACTAATTGCATTATTCCACCTCCCATTATTATAATAATATAATATAAAAGAAAAAAATATAATTAATTAACTTTACCAATACCTATTAGTATTTACTCATTTATGAAGTAGTCAAAGAATATTTTTGTTTCATTCTCATCTTTCTCTAAATCTAATACTTGCTTTACAGGATTCATTATTTGATTTGAAATGTAAAAGTTATAATCGAGTTTTAACGATTTTTCTTTTATATAATCAGGATGTTCTATACGATTCCCTTGTAAGATCTTTTTAGGTTTAGGTTTACCCTTTTTAGCGCCACTTTTGTAAAGATTACCATAATCATATAGTTCAGAATCACTTAATTTAATATAAGCATATGGAATTCTATCATTTGGTTTAGGTTTATTTCCTGGATTCCTTTCTGCCATTCTATCAGCAAGAACTTTATGTGCTACACCTTCGGGATTTTTGTAGAATCCTCTTAATGATTTTGATATTATAAACATTGATTTATCCATCTCACCACCTTTTATCTTAGAAAGTGTTTCTTTTAACCACTCAATAGCAAGATCAACACTTCGTTTATTCATAATTATTTCAATAACATTTCCAAAAACATATTTACAAATAGGGGCATTATCTCTTCTTTTCATAACAATACCCATCGATGTTCTTTCTTTTGGTTTATTATGGTCTAGTTCATATTTATCCCCTGTATACCTTTTCTTAGAAATAAGGATAAATGGATAAAATGTTTTTTCATACTCTAGATCTTGTGGAGCATGTAACATATTCTTAGTAACCCACTCACCTGCTTTAACACCACAATCAATACAATACCTCAATGCTTCTTTACCTTCTAATATTTCACCGGTGTCTTTATGTTTTCTAGAAAACTTAACAAATACAGAATCTGTATCACCATAAACTATATCTGGTTCATGATAACCTTCTTCTTCTGCCCACCTTTTTACACCAATACTAGCATCATCGATCCTTTCTCTACCTATTGCTGTTGTACATGCGGCAATTTTCTTAAAGAATACACCACTTGTTTTAGCACCCATTTGACCATAAACTGAGTTTGCTGTGACTTTATATGCCAACTGAAAACCATCAAGAACCTTCTTTTTATTATCATCATTGGTCTCTTTTATCTTTTTACGTGTAGATTTCCTTTCATCTAAGAATGTTTGTAATACAATAGGTATAATACCCATCGATTCTTTAATAATCTTTCCATCATCTGTTCTTTTATTTTTAACGAAATAACATTTTGTTTTAGTTCCTGCTTTTTTCTTATGTTTTGTTTTACCTTTCTTCTCGTAAATATAATCATCATATTCGACTGCCCAACATTTATCGTAACCTCCAATTGATATGATTACCTTTTCTAATTCAGGATTATTTTTAATATCTTCTTCTGTTCCAATGAAAGTTTCATGAGAGAAATTTTTTTCAATAATAGATGATGGATAAAGTGAAGCATAATCTAAAACACTTACAGGATCATCTGAATAAATCCCTGGTTTAGGTTCGAGAACAATTGCTCCTTCAAAACCATCATCACGATCACCTTCTTTAAAACCTTTTAATGTAGGTATGCGTGTTTTTTTCTCAGAACATACCTTTGTAATAATAGAATTAATCTTAATACCTTGACCTCTCAAGAATATATATGATAATGGAACCCATGATACACATGCCATACCAATATTATTAGGTATCATATCTAACTGAAGTAGTAAATGTATACAAAGTTCACAATCCATAATACAATATTTAGCAACTTCTGCACGACCTTTACTACCACCATCTTTATGCTTGTCAAAAATTTGTTGTGGTGATATATCATCCTTTGCTAAACACCATTCAAAAGATATTAACTCATTTTTATACTTATTTTTTATTTTTGTAATACCATGAATACCTTCAATAATAATAGATTTATCATCTGTATTAATTCTAACTACTTGAAGTTTCTTTCCATTTAGAAATTTAAATGAACCATACTTTGTATTTATATTTATAGTAATGTAATCTCCATCTTTAAGGTTACCAAGACGTCTTGTAATTATGATTGTATTTGGATTTGGTATTTTTCTGTAAAATGTATTTAGAATATCGCCCTTCATAAAATGAGCAGAAACATCATCGAGTTTATATGATTCTAATGCATGTCCTTTTTGAATTTCTTTTTGTATATCAAAGACAATACGACCATCCATCGAAATATATTTTAAAACATTATCTCCAAGTCCGGAAGAACTAAGATGTTTTGATTCAACTTGACATCTTTTCCCCCAATAATTACCATATACTCTTTGAGATTTTGATGTTTTACTTGTTTCATCGCAAGACTTAATACGTTCAATATAATCTTCTGATATTAAATCTGATTCTCTATTTCTCATTAATCTACCAAGACGGTAAAACTCAGTTTTTGGACAATCTTTATCACAACTTGAAAATGTTTTTGTTTTTTTACATTTGCTACAACATGGAAACAAGTAATCAACCCTCTTATTAATATAATCAAAATCAAAACCAAAGATATTATAACCTGTTATAATATCGGGGTTATGATAGAGTATAAGATCTTTCCATTTTAAAAGTAGGTCTTTTTCAGTTTTACATTCGTAAATAGTTACACCTGGTATAGGGTCACAAACAGGTTCATCTGGTTTATCTTCGTTACCTATGATAACCATTGTTCTTTCAAAACAAGATTCATCTCCAAAACGGTGGAAAACAGTTCCTATTTGAATAATAGGATCACCCTTAATTTCTATTTTTTCACCTTTATCGTTTTCAATAGAATTAAATATTTTTGTCATATCATCAATCACTTTTTCACGGGTTTTAGATGATTGCTTAGAATTATCTAAATCATTAAAGAATTCTACATTATTTATCTTTTTAATAATAGATTTTAGACTCTTACTCGAATATCTACCATTAACTGTAAATATATTCTGAACATCATACGATCCATTATCAAAACAATCTTTTAGACATTTTTCTATAAATTTAACTTTAATTTTAGGTTCTGCTAAATTATAAGAGTTTCTAAAATATGATTCATGAACATCAATCGCAACTTTTCGAAAGTCCTTAATTGGATTTGGAAAGTCTCCATGAGAAGAATCACATTCAATATCAAAAGATGCTGTTATAAAACGCGCAGTATCTTCATTTTTAATAGGATTAATATCGGTGCCTTTTACATCATCTATCTCAATATCTACATTAAATGTTTTATTGTCATCATCACGTATTTTATCCTTATTAACCTTAACAGAAACCCAACCACATGATTCAATATTTTTTTGATGTAAAAATCGAAGCATAGGATGAATCTTTGCCTCATAAAGGTTGCATTGACAATCACAATTATGTTCTTGATTAAACCAATTTTTATCTTTATTTTCGATAGTTTCTAGTTTTGGTTCACCGTCTTTTAGAGAGAAACATATTTTTCCTTCATCGACATATTCTCTATTAAAATTATAGAAATCAGTAATTGCTGATATACATCTTCTCATATCAAGATGTGTCCCGAATGATATTTTAACATAATTATATTCAATAACTTTTTTTGTATCATAATCATAGTTAAAACCATAAAAGTTTTTGAATCTTTCTTTTTCAATTGATACGTAGTGTCCTTTCCATATATTATTTTTTTCTGATTTATATGAATAAATAAAGTTCTTTATCTTTGTTAAGAATCCTTTTGTGTAGTTTTCAGACCAATCATTTACAAGACGTATGTAAAAGAAAGGTTTAAAACCACATACATTACATACTATGTTTTGACTATCTTTTGTTTTACCATAAAATGTTATTTTAAATTCTTTATCCCAATAACTACCACCAATAGGTACGTCATCAGAAGATATATCGATTATTTGGAATATTATATCTTCCATTTTATATGTATATAGGTTTTTCATTTTAAATATGTATATCTTTCAAATTTGGAATTTTAATATGAGTTAAAATAAAGGATGAATGATTTTTTATTTTTCTTCATAAGTTTTTTAATAATAGTTTTTCTTTTTAAGAATATATATACTCCTAAGAATATTATAAAAAAAGTAAGTTTAAATGACAATATCGAATATATTGTGAGAGATCTTGAAAATTCACAAGAAGCTGCTGAAAAACTTTCTTCAATAAACAATAAACTAAAAAGATTAATCGAATCATTAGATGTTAATGAAAGGGAAGGTATAAAGAGATTAAAAAATAAATATAATCCATATACATTATCTGAAACAGAAGAAAATTCAAAATATACATCTTATTCCCTTAATAAAGGTGAAAAAATAGCATTATGTTTAAGAAAAAATAGAAATAGTCTTGAGTTTCAAGACGAAAATACAATATTATTTGTAGCAATACATGAATTATCACACATCATGACTAAAAGTGTTGGTCACGAAAAAGAATTTTGGGATAATATGGCATTTTTACTAGAAAAAGCACATGAGTTAAATATATATGACCCGGTTGATTATAGTGAAAATAATGTTAATTATTGTGGTATGGAAATAACAACAACACCGTATGATTTTAAAAAATAATATTATAATTATTAATATATAATGGTCGATAAAGAAGACAATAAATTCTGTAGTAATTATGACATTTGTAAAACTGTATTTAAATGCTGTTCTATAACTGATAATACGGTATATGTATTTTTAAATATATATTTTTTAGAGAACGATTTCGAAAAAGGAGATAAGGTAACCTGGTTAAACGGTGGTAATAAAAAAGAAAGGATGTATGGTTCTGTAATTTCCGTTAATCCAAAGAATAACAAATTAAAGGTAAAGGGTGGTAATAAGAAAACATATCCTGGAATAAATTCTGAAACTGTCAATAGATTGCATGATTTTGATGAAGTTATCTCAAAAATTTTAGATAATATACAAAAAAATAAAAATCCATATGAAAACATTAATGAAGAGAAACTAGAAAGATTAAAAAAATACATCTGTGGAAAAGATATAGTAGAAGAACTATTACCATTAGCAAAAGAAGGATTTGAACATGTTTTTGTATACGACGAGATGATATATCTTGACGACACATGTTCAACTGTATTAAAAAAATTATCACAATATTGTAGTAACATTGATTATGAAGATTACAAGTATATCTATGCTTCTTATTTTAATATAGATGATGAAAATATTCCTCTTGGATTTAAATATAAAGAATCAACTACACTACATCCAAATGATATCCTAAATAAAAAACTATGTGACATTTTTGAAATTGAGAAAGATGATGATTCATCAACTATAATAGAAAAAGAGTATGAAACAATATTAGAAAACCATTATATAAAAAATAATTGTATTTATTTTATTAATCTTAACGATTTTATTGATAAACATGAATTAAATACCGTTGATTTTAAAAAATGTGGTGAAGGTGAACATGAAATTGTAACATTTAAAAATGAAGTTATTAATAAATATTGGCCACTTTTAGTGAATGAAAAATTATCCGATATTATAGACAAAAATGATGATAAACAAAAATCATATGATGATGAAAAAGATAAATTATATCAATATTCTGTTTTTAATAAGATAATTAATAGTAATATAGAACCCGATGAAGGTGAAGATGATACACCACCATGTGATGCATACATAAAATATTTTAAAACAACAAAAAGACAAAGTAAAAATATAACAATTGACCTCTACAAATTATTTACAGATGTCCGTCTAAATGAAAGAGTCCCATTTGTTAAATGGGTTACCTCAAGCAACGAAAATAAGTATTATAAATTATACAAAGATTCAATCATATATGAAGGGTATGGTGATTTTGAAGTCAAGGGTAAAAATATAAATTTTAAAACATGTCAAGAATGGATTAAAGATTTTTATAGAAGTAAAAAGAAAAGTCTTGAAAAAATAAATAGATTTGATATTATACATAAAGACGATATAATTTCTTTTAAAATTTTTCATGGAAAAATGTATGCGACATTATCAATATCAATCGATGGAACTCTTGATTTTATAATTAAAAAAGAAGATGAAAGTAATGAGATTTCATCTAAGGGTCAGATAATACATCTTCTTAAATTTTCAAATGAATTTATAAAACAAATTAATGAAAATAAATTGTTCGAACATACATTAGATGATTTTGGAAATGATGAAGAAATTGAAGACATATTTATAAATAATAATGAAGTAGATTTTATAGATGCTGTAATATCATACAAAAAGGATAATTATGAAGTCCTACAAGAAAATGGTATTGAAAATGAAGATGAAAAAGAAAAAGGAAATGAATTAATACCTCCATTTTCTGTTGGTAAAAAAACAAATTTATTTATTCCTATTTTACGGAAAGTATTTAATAATCTCCCTATGTTTTTCCGTTACATGAATGAAGATGATAATGAAAACATACCTGAAAATGTTATTGGTTTACAATACAATCGTTCTAACAACTTTACAAATATAAACACAATACAATCTCTTATTACAGTTTACTTAAATAAAGAAATATATCAAGAAGAGAATAAAATTATTAATGATATAACACGTGTTTTTAATATAGATAGTAAAACTGTTAAAGATGAAATAACTTCTATAAAAGAAATAGAAAGAGAAAGAGAAAAATATAGAAAAGTATTGGTTGTTGATGAAGATACACCAAATATTACTGTATCTCTTAAAACAAATTACCTTGAATTTGAAATCAGAAATATGAACAGTTTTATGGAGTTTCAGAGAATTACTGCTTTAACAAAGGTAATTATGATGTTATTTAAAAAATATATAAATAATGATATCATTTTCCAAGGTGATAATTATATTAATTCACTTTTTACAGAAGATAAATTAAATGTGAAAAGTAAAATTATACAAGAAGAACAAATAGAAGAAAAATATGCAGATCCGGCTGCCTTCTTGCAGCGCGGAGATGATTCAGATACAACTTCATCTAGTTCTGAATATTCTTCGAGTGATTCTAACCTTTCTTCTTTAAAAAACAGTGAAGGTTCTACGAGTGAAAGTTCTATGAGTGAAGTAGATGGAGGTGGGCAAAGGGGTGGTGCGAAATTAAGATCATATTATCTAAAGAGACTTAAAGGGAATGATAAAAAATTATTTTCACCAGATCAACCTTGGACAGTAAAACAAAAAAATGGATCTCATTATGGTTATGCTAAACAATGTGCTGATAATTTAGATAGAAAACCAATATCTATAACTACAGAACAATTAAAAGAAATAAATGAAGGTAAATATAAATCTATTTCAGGACCAGAATCATATTCAAAAGCAATAAATGTTCCTAAAAGAAGTAAAGATATATGGTATATTTGTCCACAATATTGGGATATTGAAAAAGAAATTCCACTTAGAAAAGAATATGTAGAAAAAAATAAAAAGAAACTCATAAAAGATAAAGAAAATAAAGAGAATGGTACTATTTTAGAGAGAAAAGGTAAATATTGGGATGGAATACCAAACGAAAACTCAAAAGATCATATTTTACCCGGATTTTCAAAACTTATAATTCATCCAGATGGTTATAAATTACCATGTTGTTTTTCCAAAAGAGGATTAGAAAAAGAAGATATTCCATCTGATGATGAAGAAGAAGATGTTGAGGTTGAGGAACGTGTTGAAGTTGAAGAAGATGTTGAAGTTGAAGAAGAAGTTGTAGTAAAAAAACCAGAAAAAAGCAATGTAATGTGTAAAATTAATACAAAAGAATCATTGCCGATCAGTGTTGGTCAGTGTTCACAATTACCTAAAAAATTTAAAATATTATTATCACAAGATAAAATATTTGAATATGATCCAAATTTATCGATATCAAATGGTTTTATAAGAAAAGGTGTTAAACAAAGTGAAAGTATGTTTATATTTAAAGAATCTTCTTTCATAAATTCTTTTATTGAACTAGTTGATTACAATGGGGGCTCAAGAAAATTTATAAATGATGAATTAATAAAACCTTTAATTTCAGATATAAACTATTATCAATTATGTCCCAGTTTACACAAATTATTCAGGAAAAAAAATATCACAGAAGAGGATAAAAAAGATATCTATACCAATTATTTAATTAAAAATAAAAAACTAAGAGAAAGTCTTTGGAAGGTTTTTGGTAAAGACAATATTCAAAAAATTACAACTATATTTAAAAAAAAGGATTCTTCTATAAATTCAAATATTATAGGATACATATATTCATTAATTGTATCATTAAAAACATATATTGATTTCTTAAGAAGTGATGAAGAAAAGAAAGATGAATATATTATACCTGTTCTTAATTCTATTCAAGAAGATAAAATAAATGTAGTTATTTTTGAAAAAGAAGGAGATCAAATTAAAACAAAAGATACAGAACACATTGATACTGATAACTACTGTTTTATAATAAAGGAAGGTAGTTATTATGAACCAATCATTTACAGAGTAAATTTACTAAAAAATCAATATGAAATTAAAATTTTATCAAAAAGGACATTCTCATCTTTTGATGTTTTTGAAAGAACAATATTTAATAAATTTTTAACTTCCCCTTATCCAAGAGGAAGAAAAGAAAATGAAAAATTAAATTGTAATGGAACTGCTAAAAAACAAAAGTATGCTAGATATTGTAGTGAATGGATTGAATTTAAAGACTATACTGATAAAATACCGAAAGGGACTTCATTGAGGTGGATTAATAATAGTGTAGAAGGTTGTCCTAATAGTGGAGTAAAAAATTATGATGAATTTGAAAAAGAAAAAAATGGGACCATAGTAACAAAAACTGGTAAAAAGGTCCCTGCTGATATAGTTTATATAAAAATAAAAAAACAGGTTAATCCAAGACTAAAAGAAAACTTAGAAGATAAGACAAAATGGGTATGGATAGATAGAGATTGTGGTGAAATACATGATAAAGATATAGAATCACTTATAAGAAAAAAATATGATAAAGGTGGAAATGATAAATTACTAGAATATTCGACAAAAAATATATCAACTATTAAAAAACTCACGAATGATGAAGTATTAGAAGCAATGAAAAGTCATTTTTTCTTAATAAATAGAACATTAGATGATTTGGAAAAAATAAAAGAAAAAAAAGATATAGAATATCATGATATTGAAAGTGTTGATAAAAAACATTATATCAATAATTATTCTGAAATAACACATATAATTTATAAAACATCTGGTGAAGATATTTTATTACCAATACAACCAGTAAAAATGTCTCCATTATACATAGGTATTGATATAGTATATGAAATAACTAATTATCCAAAATTTAAGGATGTAGTAAAATACCTTGATAATTTGGATATTGAACTTAAAAAAATAATTGTAAACTCGAACGATGAAATTACTTGTTTATTTTTAAATGATGGTTTGATTCCAGTTCAAAAAGAAAAAATAGATTTAGATAGATATGATATTATTAAATCTGAAATTAATCCCTTTGAAGTTGACAAAGAAATAATGATAAAAAAACAATTACCCGAAAAATATATTGATACTTTCAAACAAGATAACAAATATAAAAATAAATTATTTGCAAAACTACTTAATATTATAAAAGATGATGAAACGGTAGAAACAACAATAATGGGGATATATAATGATCCAGTATTTATAAAAAAACATAAAGTAGAAAAAATATTTACTGTATTTAGAAAATATGTTATTAAGAAAATAAATCCTCCTACAGAAGAATTCCCTGTTATTAGTAAAAAATTATTACAAGAATTCTGTTTTAAATTAATAATTAATTTGGAAGGAGGAGAAACTATCTCTACAATTAACAAAGTTATTGATGATGTTATTAGATTTTCAGATTTAGAAAAAAGTACACCAGATAAAGAAGTTTTCATAAAATATATCAGAGATAAAGAACAAATGAATAATAATTTAATGGATATATTTGTTAAAAAGAGTGAATTTATAAATATTAAAAAAGAAAAAACTTACACAGACGAACATATCCTAAAAACAACTAAATTAAAAACGACACCTTTTTATATTAACAAACTGTTTGGACAAGAAGCATCAATTATATTTAATATTGATGGTAATGGTTTGGATTGGTATAACCTTTCGAGAGCACTATCATCTATTGATATAAAACCCAGTCATTATGCAAATGAAATTACAAAAATAAAAGGTGTTATTGAAGGGCCTAGAAGAAAAATTAAACATATAGGACATATAGAACGTATTATATTGTATAAATTATCATCATTAAATGAGAGTAGTGATGAAGATAAAAAAGAGTATTTTATAAAATCTTATAATAAATATAATATTCTCAGATATGGAGAAAAAAAACATAAAATATTTACTAGTATTGACGATATTATGAAATATTGGAGAAGAGAAGAAGGAGACATACAAAATCAACGTATTAACAAACCAGATATAGAGTTAATTATAGAGAAAATACAAGAAGAAAATGTAGAAGATTTTGGTGTTTTATTGATATCATTTTCAAATGGAAAAGAAATGAATATTAAATTTTATGGAACGGAAAATATAAATAGTAATACAAAAGTAGTATTGTTACATCATACACTTTACAATAATGATTATGTTCTTTCGAATATAATTGTTGATGGTAAATACTATCTTACAATTAATGAATTATTTAATGCTTCTGATCACCATAAAAAATGGATCGATGAAGAAAAGGTTATGTCAAATGATGCTTTACTAACAGATGAAGAAGAATTAAAAAAAGATTTTCATAGAGAAAGAAAAGAATATCATTATGATAAAGCAAAATACCATGAAGAAAAAGAAAATCAATAATTTTTATCTATATAAAGTAAATTACCGTGTATGGATTATTTCTCAATACCTTTTAATATATGTTTATTAAGGAATCATATATTAAAAGACCCTATCATTGACTGGTTAAATATTCAGGAATCATTAAATAATAATTATAAAAGAGATAATAATACATTTTATAAAGATTTTATTTTAAAAGAATGGGATGAATATAAAAAAAATTTCTTAGAAATCATAAAACAAAAGACAAACAAGAAAATACCTATAAATACTTCAGTAGAAAAAACTAAAGAAATGATATTGACCAAAGAAGATTTAATCTTAGGTGGAAAACTAAGGTATAAAGATATGTGTGTTTATTGTGATATAATTATATCTATTGACCTTTTCATTTCTATTTTTCCCAAAATAAAAAATTATCCACTTCATTTGATAAAAAATGAATATATACTAATTAATCTTAGTTATTCTACATTAAATTTTAAAAATGACCTTAAAGAATGTTTAAATGAAGGAGTTTTACTATATAAAAAATGTATATTATACGCTTTTTCAAAATGTATCGAGGATTTACAAGGTTATAAACCAAAAACATTTATAATAGGTAAAGACTATTATTATAAGAAAACTAAATTACCTAATGAAGAATTTATATCTTTTGTAAAACATGATACAAAAATTGTTAATAAATTTTTAAATGCATATCAATGGATATGTTTACTAAGAGATGATTTTAATAATTTAAAAATAGATGAATATCCTTCACATAAAGAATTATACCCTAACATGAATAATAAAGATTCAGATTGGGAAAATGAAAAATTAAAAATAGCAAACAAGATAAAAGAAATTACTCTTGTATGGAATATAACATACGATGAAAGATGTAAATTACATAAAAAAAATATATTTTCATGGGATGATCCAAAATTACTCACTGAACTTAAAGAATCAAAGAAAAAAAACATTCAAGAGAGAATGATACATATGAATAAAAATGATGATATATTAATTTATCCTAGAAAGAATGTTTCAACACCATTAAAAGAAATTCTTCAAGAAAAAGAAACAAATAATATTTTCTTCGATGTTGAGAGTTTTCTTACAATCGATGAAAAAGTTGATTTTTTTAATAAAAATAAAAATTATAAAACACCAATAATAGCAATATTAGGGTTTTATTACAAAGAAAAATTTAATGAATTTACTATACAATCATTTAATATACATGAAGAAAGTGTTATTGTTAAAAGATTTTCTGAAAAATTATGGAGTATATATATAAATTATGGAAGAATAAATATATTTCATTGGGGTCATGCCGAATGCAAATATATGGAATATATTCATAAAACATACCCTGATATATTATTTCCCGAATATATTTTAGTAGACCTTTTAGATCATTTTAGATTAGAACCGGTAATCGTCCAGGGTGTTTTTAAATTTGGATTAAAATCGATTGGTAAAGCACTTTATAATAATGGTCTTATTAAAACAACTTGGAATGATAATAATGACAATGGTTTAGATGCAATGATTATATTTAAAAATATATGTAAAAAAAGTAAAAATATACCAATTAAAAGATATCTAGAAATAAAAGAAATTATCCATTATAATAAAATAGATTGTAAAGTTTTACAAGAAATATATTTTTTACTTAAAAAACATTATGATTAATTTTTATTTTTTAGTTGTTTCTCTAATTCTTTATTTTTTTTTGTTAATATCTCAATTATTTTTTGTTGATTTTTAATTATTTTTTCATATTCAATTACATCTTTCTTACTAATACATTCGGATGTTACCACAAAGAACCTAGAATTGTAGAGTGATTTACCTACTTTATTAAAATAAGATATTGTTACTTTTTCCATTTTTTTATTACACCTAATACAAACCGCATTATCAATCATTTTAATATATTCCCCTCCATCATAAAAAAATTCTGATCCTTTATCTAATGTAATATATTTTACAATATCTCCTTTTTTCAATTCAAAAAGGTCTTCTATTTCTTCACAATTTTCTAATTCTTTTTTTATATATGATAAATCTTGTGACATTATTGTTTTATTTCTTTTAACATTTTATTTTTGTACCATTCAACGGCCTTTTTTACATCTTTTTCAGATAAGTAAACATCTATGCCTGGATTATCTTGTTTATACATTATTAATAGATTAATAGTTTGCTCAAATCTCATTTGCATAAATTCTTCATTATTCATTTATAATAAAAGATATTTTATTTTAATTTGAAAAACGTAAATTTACTAAACCATTTTTAATTCTCAAGATGTTATAATTTACAGCAAAAATACTGTCTATACTTACACTTGATGTGAAGTTTAATTTACAATCATCTAATCTTGAAAAATTACATGTTCCACTTGGTTGATGTTCTTCTGGATTTAAACAAAATGAGTAAACATATATATTTTTATTTAATTTACTATATGATGCTCTAGAATAATCTCTACGTGCTATAATAAAACATTTCATTTCTATGTTATCATTATCAGGTGTATCACCTGTTAAAGAAGGTGTGAAGTTTATTCTTCTCGATGTAGTTGTATCAATTGATGTTACAGTTACGAATTGAGACATAGTGGTTTTACTATGATTAACTAATGTTGTAGTACTAATTGCATCTGCCCTCCATATATTAATTATATCACCTACTTTAAAAAGATTTGTTGAAGTTGTATTCATTTGAATAGATGATGTATTCAATATAACATGATTATCTTGAGATGGATTAAGTGAACCAACATGATGTGTAATATTAGAATCAATCGGTTTTTCTAAAAATATAGGGTCTTCATGTTCTTTTATATTATATGAAGGTATATTAGTATGGTGATTATAAGGTTGTTTTAATGTGTAGTATTCTTTGTATTGTTCTGATAAACGTTCGATACCATTGATGGTTATATTTATTTTTTCAGTTGTTATTTTATTTAGATTACTATCATCTTCGGTCCATATTATTTCTTTTAAAGGATGATTAAAAGAATTCAATTTAAATTTTGAAGAAGGACTTTGATTTATAGTATCTATTGTCTGGACTTGTTCGATTAAATATTCATGTTCATTTTCACCAAACCTTTTCCTCTCTTCAGAATCTAAAAATATATTATCACACCATACTTCACATAAAGAAGTTTCTGATGAAGAAGAATTTCTATTTATCATAGAATTGATACCCCATTCTATTTTTAATAGAATATCATGGTATTGAATAGATATTAATGGTAAAGACAATCCAATGTGTCTACAAAACCAAAAATTTAATGGAATTGTAACAGATGTTTGATTATTCTCTGTTTTAGTATTTGTATTAAAACCACCGGTCATATACTTGTATCCTTCTCTATTATTAGAATTAACCGTTAATTCATTCCAAACTTTCATCCACTCATTTGTTTGTCTATCTATGATTGTTCCTCCAATTACAACTTCCACACTTTTGATTAATTCAGTCGAATTAACACCTATCTCTTTTTGAGGACAAACAACATAAATTCCATTTAAAAGATCTGCCGTTTTACTTATTTTAACTGTTGATAATGTATTTATATCTTCTGTCCCTAGATCGCCATCAATTATCTGTTGAATACTTTCAATCGCAAAATTTGTATGCCTTCTATATACACTTTTAAAAAACGTTATCTGAGGATTTCCTGTTATATAATTATCCTGTATACCGCTAGCGGTTAATTGCATTATACCTCCCCCCATTATAATAATATATTAGTATCTATTATTTTATTTTTATTAAAATAAAACGATTTATTTTTAAAGTTCAAAAATATATTTTTATTTTATTATTAATACTAAAGATAAGAGAATATGTCAGAAGATGGATGTCTTAGAGATGCCGTTTTCAATACCTTTCAAGTTGTTTCAAGTTCTGTTGAAGATGCTTTTCCAGGTGGAAAAGGTGTGATGAAAGGTTTAACAATTGAGAATGGTTACAATGTATCTATGGGTAATAACCGTATTGAGGATGTTTCTAACCCTACCGAAGAAACAGACGCTGCAAGTAAATACTATGTAGATAGTATTTTCCCCGCCCGTTTTATAGATTGGGTTTCAGATGGTCCTCCACAAAATATTGGTGAAAATACAAGTCCACAATTTGTTAATTTAATTTTAACAGGTGGTCTTAAAATAGAAGGATCTACACAAAATGCTATAAGGACAAATTTAAATGCAATTGATCCTACACAAGAAAGAAATATTAATTTAGCAAATGCGGATGGTACACTTATACCTTTCACAAATCCATCTACAACAACTATAACAACAACACCTGAAGAAATAAATTTACTATCAGGTATATCACTTGGAACAATTAATGCAAATGATATCCTTTCTGTAGATAATAATAAAAACATAAGTGGTATCAATAATATTAATATTGAAGGGACGTTCACTAATGGTAATCTAACTATAGATGGTGGAAATATTATGGGTGTTAACTCACTAACAGTAAATACGTTTACTTTTGAAGGATCTACTATTGATGATTTTGAAACAAACCTTGAAGCAATTAACCCTACTGCAGACAGAACTATAAATCTAGCAAATAGTTCAGGAACACTCATTCCATTCGCTAATCCATCCACAACAACTATTTCTGCCACACCAGAAGAAATTAATCTTCTTTCAGGAACAACATTGGGAAATATTTCTGCAAATGATATCCTTTCTGTTGATTCTAATCGTGATATTACGGGTATTAGAACTTTAAACGTTGATGTTATAAATGGAACTTATACTGATGGAACATTAACAATATCAGATGGAAATATAAACAATGTAACTACTATACATCCTCAAAATGTTACATTCGAAGGGACTACAGCAGATGATTTTGAAACAACACTTAAAGTTGTTGACCCTACATCAGATAGAACGATACGTCTATCAGATAGTTCAGGAACACTCATTCCATTCGCTAATCCATCTACAACAACTATTTCTGCCACACCTGAAGAACTTAACCTTCTTTCAGGAACAACACTTGGAAATGTAACTTCAAACGATATCGTTTCTGTCGATGCTAACCGTGATATTACAGGTATTAGAAATATGAACGTTGATGTTATAAATGGAACTTATACTGATGGAACAATAACAATATCAGGTGGAAATATAAACAATGTAACAACGATACGTCCGCAAAACGTTACATTCGAAGGAACTACAGCAGATGATTTTGAAACAACGCTTGGAGCAGTTGACCCTACAGGGGACAGAACTATAAATCTAGCAAATAGTTCGGGGACACTCATTCCATTCGCTACTCCATCCACAACAACTATCTCTGCAACACCCGAAGAACTTAACCTCCTTTCTGGAACAACGCTTGGAAATGTAACTTCAAATGATCTAGTTTCTGTTGATTCTAATAGAGATGTAACTGGTATTCGCAATATAACAGTTGATAAATACAGTGATGGAACAATAACAATATCAGGTGGAAATATAGAGAATGTATCTACCATACACTCACAAAATGTTACATTCGAAGGAACTACCATAGATGATTTTGAAACTACTCTTGGAGTGATAGACCCTACAGGGGAAAGAATTATAAATCTAGCAGATAGTTCCGGAACACTCATTCCTTTTACAAACCCGTCCACAACAACTATCTCAGCAACACCCGAAGAACTTAACCTTCTTTCTGGAACAACGCTTGGAAATGTATCTTCAAATGATTTAGTTTCTGTAGATTCTAACCGTGATGTAAGTGGTATCCGTAATATAACAGTTGATAAATACAGTGATGGAATAATAACAATATCAGGTGGAAATATAGAAAATGTTACAACGATACGTCCTCAAAATGTTACATTCGAAGGAACTACCACAGATGATTTTGAAACTACTCTTGGAGCAGTTGACCCTACACGGGACAGAATTATAAATTTAGCAAATAGTTCAGGAACACTTGTCCCATTCACTATTCCATCTACAACAACTATCTCTGCCACACCCGAAGAACTTAACCTTCTTTCAGGAATAACACATGGAAATGTATCTTCAAATGATATCGTTTCTGTTGATGCCAACCGTGATATAAATGGTATTCGAACTTTAAATGTTGATGTTGTAAATGGAACTTATACCGATGGAACGATTACAATATCAGGTGGAAATATAGAGAATGTATCTACCATACACTCACAAAATGTTACATTCGAAGGAACAACAGCAGATGATTTTGAAACAACACTTGGAGCAGTTGACCCTACAGGGGACAGAATTATAAATATAGCAGATAGTTCCGGAACACTCATTCCATTTACAAACCCGTCCACAACAACTATTTCTGCAACACCCGAAGAACTTAATCTTCTCACAGGAATAAATCATGGTAATGTAGGGGGAAGTGATATCCTCTCAGTTGATTCTAATCGAGATATAACTGGTATCCGTAATATGACCGTTGAAAAAATTAGTGATGGGTCAGTTCGAATATCAGGTGGAGATATAGAAAATGTTACAACGATACGTCCTCAAAATGTTACTTTTGAAGGGACTACCACAGATGATTTTGAAACAACACTTCGTGTGATTGATCCAACAGCAAACAGAATAATTCATATAGCAAATACTTCAGGAACACTCGTTCCATTCACAAATCCATCTACAACAACTATCTCTGCCACACCCGAAGAACTTAACCTTCTTTCTGGAACAACACTTGGAATTGTAGGTCCCAATGATATCATTTCTGTAGATTCTAACCGTGATATAACTGGTATTCGCAATATAACAGTTGATAAATACACTGATGGAACAATAACAATATCAGGTGGAAATATAAATAATGTAACAACGATACGTCCGCAAAATGTTACATTTGAAGGAACGACAACAGATGATTTTGAAACAACACTTGGAGCAGTTGACCCTACAGGGGACAGAACTATAAATTTAGCAAATAGTTCTGGAACACTCATTCCATTCACAAATCCATCCATAACAACTATTTCTGCCACACCTGAAGAAATTAACCTTCTTTCTGGAACAACACTTGGAAATGTGGGTCCCAATGATATCGTTTCTGTAGATTCTAATAGAGACATTACTGGTATTAAAAATATGACAATTGATGGAACATTTACAAATGGGGCATTTACATTTGATCAATCAGGTGTTTTTTCTATGTCTGATATTCAATGCGATAGAATAATATTAGAAGGGAGCACAACAAATGATTATGAAACAACGATTGGAGTAATTGATCCAACTGGGGATAGAACAATAAATTTTGCGAATAGTTCAGGAACACTCATACCATTCTCTAATCCATCAACAGCAACTATTTCAGTATCTCCTCTTGAAATAAATTATTTAGATGGTGTTAGATCCAATGTCCAATCTCAAATAGATTCTTTTAGAAACGGATTTACTTTAACATCTTTAGAGTATAGTGGAGGGGTAACAACCTATTCACGCAAATATACAAATGTAAGTGAATTAGTATTTAGTGAAGTGGAAGGTTTTAAACTAATTAATGGACCTAATAATACTAAAATAGTAAAGAACATAACTACTAATTTATCAAGTATATGGAAAGATTATCATATAGAAGAAGATGGTGGAACAATAAGTGATTTAACAACTATAGCACCTAATTCAGTTGATAATCTAACATTTGTTGCAGGAAATAATATAGACCTTTCATTTAATAATGAAACACTTACAAATAAGAAATTTAAAATATCTATGAACAGTAACCTTACAAATATAACAGGTTTAACAGTTGATGGTCCAAGTGGTATAAAAGTAAAAAATGGTAATAATTCATCTGGTTTTGTTGAGTTTTATGAAAATTCAGATAATGGAGGAAATAAGATAAAACTACAAGGGAAAAATATATCGAATGATGTGACCGTAACTTTACCAAGTACAACTGGTGATTTAATATCTACGGGTGATACGGGAACTGTTTCTACAGAAATGTTATCATCGACTGGAGTTAATAGTGGAGATTATGGTTCATCGACAGAAATTCCTGTATTTAGTATTGATGAAAAGGGTCGTATAACATCTGCTGGAACATCTAATATATCTACTGACCTTAATATATCATCTGACAATGGATCAGATACTATTTCACTTGGTGTTGATACTCTAAGATTTACAGGTGGTAATGGTATTGAAACGACTATATCGAATGATATTGTAACATATTCCATAGATAATACAGTGACAACACTAACAGATACACAAACTTTAACAAATAAAACAATAAATAATAGTAATATTGTCCTTTCTACAGGGAATAATATAGATGTTCAAGAAGCAAATTTAACACTCGCAGATAATCAAATTAATGGTTCAAAAATATCAAACAACTCTTTATCACTTGAAAAAATAAACAATTTATCTTCAATGAAAGTTCTTGGAAATACAAGTAACTCTACATCAAATGTTTCTGAAATTACTTTGTCTGATAATAATTTACTCAATGATAATGGAATTGTGATATCTACACAGTCAGCAATAAAATATTATATTGATTCAGTCGCTTCTGGTCTTGATATAAAAGAATCTTGCATTGTAGCAACTACTGAAAATATTATTCTGGATAATACAACTACAAATGTAGATGGAATAACTCTTTCTAATGGAAATAGAATACTTGTAAAAAATCAAACAACTTCTTCTGAAAATGGAATATATGTATATAATGATAGCGGATCTTGGCAAAGATCATACGATTTTAATACTAATACGAATGTTACACCAGGATCTTTTACATTCATAGAAAGTGGAAATACAAATGCAGACTCTGGGTTTGTAGTTACATCAGATACAATTAATATTGGAAGTTCTTCTTTAGAATTTTCGCAGTTTTCTGGAGCAGGACAGATAATAGCAGGGGCAGGGATAAGTAAAAATGGTAATACACTAACAATTGATAATACAGTAACAACATTATCTGGAGAACAAACACTTACAAATAAAACATTAACAACTCCTAATATAAATGGAGGAACAATAGATATTTCATCAGGGACACTCACATTATCTGATAATCAAATTAGCGGAGATAAAATAGAGGGTGGAACAATTAATTCGACCACTATTACAACACTCACATCTACTACAAGCAACATAACAAACGTAAATTCTACGAGTGTTGACACACAGGATTTAGAAGTTAGCAATATTAAAGCAAGGGATGGAACATCATCAGTTACAATCGCTAATTCAACAGGGAAAATGACAATACAGGATTCTATTTTAACAACTACAGATATTAATAGTGGAACAATCGACAATACTGTTATTGGTGGAGAAACACCTTCGGAAGGGTCATTTACAAACATTACTATTAATGATCAAAATGCGATTGTCTTTGAAGGCTCAACTAATGATAATAATGAAACAACTATTTCTATAGAAGATCCAACCTCGGATAGAATAATCACTGTGCCGGATATATCAGGCACATTATTAACAAATTCACATAGTGTTACTGAATTAAACGATGTAACAAGTTCTGGTTCTGGACAAATTATAACAGATTCTGAAAGAACAAAATTAAATAATATTGAAGTTGGAGCAACTGGAGATCAAACAGCAGCAGAAATTGGACAACTTTTAGGACAAGTTGGTAATCATATAATACCGACATCGGATGAAACATATGATCTCGGATCATCTACAAATAAATTTAGAACATTATTTTTAGCAGGAGATACTATTAAATTAGGTGACTCTGATCTAAAATCAGATAATGATGGAAATATTTCAGTATTCTCAGGGGGGACTGCAACTCTTAAAAAAATGATAGTAGATGAAGTAGAGATTGGGACAGGTAATGATAAAGTAATATTAACAAAAGATGCTTCAACTGGTGGTTTTAAAGCACAAACATTAAATAAATCTAGTTCAGCAAAAGGTGGAGCAAAACTAGATTTAAGTAATAATGATACAGGACATTTATCAGAAGGAACTAATTTATACCATACAACCGGAAGAGCACGTCAATCTATCTCTGTTACTAATTCAAGTGGAGATGGAACAATCTCATATAATAATTCAACAGGAGTAATTACTTATACAGGACCAAATTCTTCAGAAACAAGGTCACATTTCACAGGGGGGACAGGTGTCACAATAACAAGTGGTGATATTGCTATAGGTCAATCTGTTGGAACTGGAGATAATGTTTCGTTTAATAAAGTTACATCAAATGTAGCAGGTAACTTAACAGGTAATGTAACAGGTAATGTAACAGGTGATTTATCAGGTGATGTTACTGGTAATGTAACTGGTAACTTAACTGGTGATGTGACTGGAACAGTATCCGATATTTCAAATCATAATACAAACTCTTTAACAGAAGGTAATTTAAACCTTTATTACACGAATGCAAGATCTAGAGGATCGATTTCTGTTAACAATTCAAGTGGAGATGGATCACTATCATATAATAGTTCTACCGGTGTGATAAATTATACGGGACCAAGTTCCTCTGAAACACGTGCTCACTTTACATCTGGTAATGGAATAACAATAACGAGTGGTGAAATATCTATACCACAAAGTATTAGCACAACATCAAGTGTTGTTTTTGGGAAAGTTACATCAAATATTGTTGGTCAAGTCAGCGATATTTCTAATCATGATACAGACTCTTTATCAGAAGGAACTTCTAACCTAT